GGTTTCCAAGGGATACAACATTGTGACAAGACAAGCTGCAGATAAGTGGGCAACACGCAACCACATTAGAATTGCAACCCCAGAAGAAGTTGCTGGAGAGTACGGAATTTAATGGAAATTTTAAGGGGTCTACCATATCAAGACGTAAATATTACATTTACAATCCCAACTGCCTATGTTTCAAATGAGGCTTTTGTGGCAACAATCACTGATTTGACAGATCTTTCTTATACAACAAAAACTGTAACAGACAATGCAAACTATGTTTGGACAATAGGTCTGTCTAGTAAGTATGACACAGATTACCGTGTTGTTATTACAGATGCATCTAGCGACATCATTCACGATGAGACATATGGAATTATTAGGCCATATGTAGATCCATCAACTCTTGGGACAACTGCCTCAGAAATTGCAGAATATACCAAATATGAGGAAATTGCAAGAGCAGTTATTGACTCAGTTATCTCAGAAGGATTCTATTATAAAAAGAAAACCTTAGAGGTGGTAGGTCTCGGAGCAGACTATATTCCTCTATGGTGGGATGCAAAAAGAATTTTATCTGTATACGAAAACAATGAGTTGGTTACAGACCGCACCTATGAAATAACTAGAGATAAAACTGCAATCACCGAAGTTGCCACCGATAGAGTCAACAGAAATGAGCAAGCTCCCCTAATCTTGCCAGCAGCAGGTTCGGATCTTGTAGATGCCAACCTGCCACCTCTACGAGGCTTTCCTAACGGATATGACTACAAGTTTGTTTTAGAAGTGGGATACCCCACAGTGCCCTCAGATATCGTTAGAGCAGCAACTCTGCTGATTGATGACATCAAGTGTGGCAGAAATGATTACTACCAAAGATATATTTCTGCTTATAACACAGATCAGTTTAGGCTACAGTTTGATAGCAGGGTATTCGAGGGAACAGGAAACATTATAGTAGACAAGATACTTTCAAAGTATGCTAAGTCTATTACTAGACTTGGGGTCTTATAATGGCTACCTGCGAAAATCCATCAATACTTTTCCCAATGCTTGCAGATATCTACTACCCTATTGTTGACCAGGGTGCCTACGGTAACGTAAAAAAGAATTGGATTCACGATAGGACGATTGCTTGTAACTTTAACTCTGCTGGCACCGCTTGGAAAGAAGATATCAAGCCAAATGCAAACATTACTCAGGATAGCATAATGCTGGGTAGAGTTAAGACAGATATTAGGTTTTCAAATGAAGATGTTCAGAATTCAATCACAAACATTATTGTTACTAATATAAAGGACAGGAATCTTAATGAGGTTTTTGTAGAAACAGCAGGGCCAAGAGCTGGAAAGCCTACCCTGTTTGAGGTAGCAACTGTCGAACCTTTTATCGGACCGTTTGGCTCAGTAGAATACTACAAGGTTGTTGTTCGTAGATCAGAGAACCAGGCCGCAGACCTATGATAACAAAATTTGACACTAGAAAATTTAACAAAGATATGAAAAACATGATGGATTACTCTATTGGGTTTTTGGACGGAGTTCAGTTAGGAAAGCAAGATCTTTTAAAAAACCTTGGTCTTCAGACTGTAGAATTGTTAAAAGGATATATAGACTCTAACGCAAGGGTAAATCCATCAATTTTGCATCATGTTTATGAGTGGAATAAGACAGGTAGTCCTAGCGGAAGGCTATACGATATTGTCTATACTGTTAGCAATCTTGGTCTTTCATTTAATTCTTCGTTTAGACAATCTAAAACAATTCAAAATGGTTCTAGAGAACCCTTTTATGACAAAGCAAGAATTATGGAAGAGGGAATCCCAGTCACCATAGCACCAAAACAATCTCAAGCATTAAGGTTTACAGATAACGGAGAAGAAGTTTTTACAAAAACTCCAGTAACTGTTTTAAATCCTGGAGGACAGGCAGAAGGCCAGTTTGAACAGGTTTTTGATAATTTCTTTAACAAGTATTTTACTCAAGCCTTTTTAAGAACAAGTGGTATTGCGGCTTACCTGGAAAATCCAGTAGCTTATAAAAAGAATTTAAGTAGAGGCAAGAGGATGGGAAAGTCTGCTGGAACATCTACTGGATACAAATGGATAGCAAATGCGGGGGTAAACAAGATTGGCTAATGATTCACTACTAAACACACCAGTGTTATGGGTAAACAAATACTTACAAAGCAAGATTCTAGAAGGCACTAGTTTGGATACGCCATTCTTTCCAACCTTGCCATCAACAATCAACGACCTGACCTCATATTTCCCAACAGGCGGAACAATGGCTACCTGGGATAGACTAATCAAAATGAACAGGAAGAGTTTTCCTCACATAAAATGTGAACAAGTAATGTATTACTTTTACGCCAACGGAGAAAACCCTATCGAGAAAATGGTTCAGATTCAAGAGCAGGTATTAAGGCTGATGGATCGTGGAGATGAGACTGCCCAAGAGGTTAATAACTGGGCATCAAATAGGCAGGTAAATCTGGGAACTCAGCAGAACCCAGACCTAATTGACAATATGTTTTATTTTCATAACTTTAAGGTATATCAGCTAGAGGAGTCCAGGGACATTATTGACTTTGGAACAGCTAGAACCTACGGCGGTAACAAGATTATTATCGAGTACGACTATCATCAAAAGACAGATCTGACCAGCTCAGACTGGTCTCCAGAACCAAGATTAGTCACAAAAGAGATTATTTAAAATAAGCTGATATACTTAATTTTGAGGAAACACGCCTATTATCTATAAAAAGAAGAGGTGAAATAAATGGCATATACAAGAGGTACAAGCACTAACATTATCGTTGGTGCAGCTGCTTTGTTTACTTACGAAGCAGGAGTATTGACAGACGCAGGTCTTCCAGCTTATGAAGTTGAAGGATCTGTTGGAAACGCAACGGGAACATACCGTGAAACCCTAGCTGACTCTGCAGCATTCCGTAACGTTGGTTACACAATGAATGGTCTAGAGCTACAGTTCCAGCCAGATTTTGGTGAGGTACAGGTTGATCAGGTTCTTGACGTTGCAAAGCTATACAAGCAGGGTATGCAGGTTAACCTGAACACTGCTTTTGCTGAGGCAACACTAGAGAACTTGCTGTTCTCGTTGGCTGGTAAAGACGACGACCTAACTACTACTGGTGCAGGTGTTACAGGCATCAAGCAAGGATCTCAAACACTAAACATGTCTGCTGGTGACATTGGAGAATGTCCAGTAGAGCGTGGCCTAGTGGCTGTTGGTCCAGGAACAGGTGACTGTAACCCAGACGAGCAGATTGAGCGTATTTACGTTGCATACCGTGCACTTTCTATTGAGAGTGTTACAGTTTCTGCAAAGCGTGATGAGGCTACAATGTACGAGGTTTCATTCCGTCTACTGCCAAACGATAACGCATCCTACGGTAAGATCGTAGACCGCACCATCCCAGCAGTATCGTAATATAACTTAACAACACAGAGTTACCCAGTCTTTTTAGGCTGGGTAATTTTGTTTTTACGGTATACTTATAATATGGCAACTACAGTATACAAAACAGGGAAAGTGACACTAATCGATGGGACAGAGGTTGAGCTGTCTCCGCTTAAAATAAAATATTTAAGAGAGTTTATGGATGCATTTACTCTAGTTAAAACAGCAGATAATGATGATGAGGCAATAGTATTTTTATCAAATTGTGCAGCAGTTGCAATGAAGCAATACTATCCAAAAATTGCAAATATGGAAGACTTACAAGACTCTATGGACCTCCAGGGCGTATACAAAGTTCTAGAGTTTGCTGCTGGAATCAAGATTAATGAAAAGTCAAAAGATACGGTCAAAGACCAAGCAGAGGCCCAAGCAATATCTCAAGCAAAAGAAAGCGGGTCCTCCTCTTGGGAAAGCCTAGACTTAGCCAAACTAGAAGCCGAAGTGTTCTTGCTAGGCATTTGGAAAAATTATGAAGAGCTAGAAATACAGATGTCTATTCCAGAGTTAATGGCCAGCCTAGAAACAAGAAGAGACCTTGACTACCAAGAAAAGAAATTTTTAGCTGCTATTCAGGGCGTAGATCTGGATAAGAGTAGCGGACAGGCCCCAGAAAATAAATGGGAACAAATGAAAGCTAGGGTGTTTAGTGGTGGCAAAGCTACAAGCGGAAATGACGTCTTGTCGCTTCAGGGGGTTAATGCCCAAAAGGCTGGTTTTGGCATTGGCATGGGTCTTGGATACGAAGACTTGACCAAAAAGAAGTAGAAAAGTCAAGGCTTTTTATGTTATAATTAGTAAAGCCTCATAGCGGAAGGAATATAAAAAATATGAGTACAGAAGTATATGAAGAAAAAGTAATCAAACTAATCAATGGAACAGAGATTAAGGTAAGACCACTCAAGATCTCTCTACTCAGACCGTTCATGAAGAAATTCGAGGGCATTGCTGCAGTAGCAGAGGATAATGACAAGTCACTCAGCCTACTTATGGAGTGTGTACAGATTGCTATGCAACAGTACAACCCAGAAATTGCTGGAGACTTGAAGGCATTGGAAGAAACTTTGGATCTTCCAACTGTCTATAAGATTGTTGAAGAGGCATCTGGCGTAAAGCTATCTGACGCTTCTCTTCTAACAAATCTTAAGTAATGTAAAAAGAGGTGTTTAGTGGATGGCTGAAGATGCCAATGCACAAATAAGAGTCGATATTGATACTACCGCCGCTTTGGCTAGTATCAAAAATCTGCAACGACAGATTTCGGCCTTCCACTCCCAAATGCTTGCATCTGGAAATGCTGCTAACGCAGCAATGTCCCAGAACATGCAAAAAACCTTAGTAAACTCTATAAACGCAACTGGAAAATTTGCGGCAAGTCTAACAAACGTCAAGACTAGTGCAGAGAATTTTACAACATCCCTAGAGAAAAATAAGCTTGGGCTAAGAGAATATTTTCGCTATGCTGGTGCCTCAACTCAGACCTTTGGAAAACTATTCAGGTCCGAATTTGCAACAATTGAAAAGGTTGCAAGAGAAAGAGTAAAAACTCTTCAGACCCAATACATAAAGATGGGTCGAGATGCCAATGGGGCACTCCAAGCAATCAAGGTTAGACCGCTAGCCCTTGACATGCAAAACCTGGCTACCCAAACAGCCATGGTTGCACAAAAACAACAGCTTCTTAATCAACTAATTAAGCAAGGAACAACTAACCTAGTTAACTGGGGTAAGAATGTTCAGTGGGCTGGTCGTCAGCTTATGGTTGGTTTTACTCTTCCACTAGCAGTTCTTGGAACCACAGCTGCAAAAAGCTTTATGGAGCTTGAGAAGCAGGCCGTTAGGTTTAGACGTGTTTATGGAGAGATGTTTACTTCTTCTGGTGAAACCGAAAAAGCCCTAGATGATGTTAGACAGCTAGCCAATGAGTTTACCAAATATGGTATTGCAGTTGAAAAAACTTTGGGTCTTGCAGCAGATCTAGCTCAGCAGGGTCTCGCTGGCGTAGCACTTATGGCCCAAGTAACACAGGCCACAAGACTTGCGGTATTGGGTGAAGTGGAACAACAAGAAGCTCTAGAAACAACTATCTCTATTACAAACGCATTCGGCATTGCAGCTGAAGACCTAGCTTCAAAGATTAACTTCTTGAACGCAGTAGAAAACCAAACCATTACTGCAATCGAAGACCTAACAATTGCTATTCCAAAAGCTGGTCCAGTTGTCCAGCAGCTGGGTGGAGATGTTGAAGACCTAGCTTTCTTCCTAACAGCCATGAAGGAAGGTGGAATTAACGCATCTGAAGGTGCTAACGCACTAAAGTCAGGTCTTGCATCTTTGATCAACCCTTCCGAGAAAGCCTCAGAATTTTTAGCTAGCCTTGGCGTTAACATCAAGGGTATTGTTGATGCCAACAAGGGCGATGTTCAAGGAATCGTTGTACAGTTTGCAAAAGCTCTAGACGATCTAGATCCACTTAATCGTGCACAAGCAATCGAACAGCTATTTGGAAAATTCCAGTTCTCACGTCTATCAACACTTTTTCAGAACGTAATTAAAGAGGGTAGTCAGGCTAACAGGGTTCTTCAGCTTGGACAACAGACAGCCGAAGAATTGGCGGTATTGGCAGATCGAGAATTAAAAAAGGTAGAAGACTCTCCAGCATTCAAATTCCAAAAAGCAATTGAAGATATAACAGTTGCCATAGCTCCACTAGGAGAACAGTTCTTAAAGCTTATTACTCCAGTCGTTGAATTCGTTACGGAGATGCTAAAGAAGTTTAACGACATGAGCGAAGGCTCTAAGACTTTTGTTGCTGGATTAATTGCAACTCTAGGACTTGTTGCACCAGTCCTTCTCATGACTGTTGGTCTAGTAGCTAACGGTGTTGGAAACCTTATTAAAGGATTTAACCAGCTTAGACTATTCTACAACAAGCTTGGTGGAGACTCCAATGGCCTAGCAAGCTCAACACAATACCTAACTCAAGAGCAGCTAGAGGCTGCTGCAGTTGCAGCATCTCTGGGACAATCTCATGCACAGCTAGCACAGATTTTTACTTCTGAAACACAAGCAGTCCAAGGACTTATTGCTGCATACCAACAAGCGGTAATTGCAGCAAATGCCCTGAGTGCAGTTGCACCAGTTGCAAGAGCTAGACCAGATCTTACCATATCAACTAACGCTAGGGGTGGCCGCCGTGTGGTTGCACCACAGGGACCTCCTGAGCAATATGCAAATGGTGTAGTTTCTGTTCCAGGTCCGAAGGGGGCTGGCGATGTTGTTCCTGCAATGTTGTCACCAGGGGAAGCTGTTATTCCTGCCAAAGAAGCTGAGAAGTATGGCCCACTCATTGCGGGCATTGTTGCAGACAACATTCCAGGATACCGAGTAGGAAACATCAGGAATGTTAGATCAAGGGCTGACTTAGAGGTAGGGACTCAATCAAATTACGACGCTATAGGATCTTATAAACCAAGAAGATCTAGGACTGCAGAGACAAGCACTGATCTAATTAATCGGGTATCTCCTGGAGGCGGAGAAGAGCTCCAGGCTATTCTGGCAGAAGGAGCCGTATCTAAAAAGGTTGCCCTTAGAATAATGAGTCAAGGGGCAGATGTAGCTAAAACTGCCGAAGCCTATAACGAATATCTTGAAAAAGTTAAAAAGTCAATGGAGGCAACAGAGAAAGATAATAATGACTTTGTGGCTAATAGCGATAATTTTAGATTAGAACTTGCAGGAAAAACAGGATATAAGTCTAAGAGCACACCAAAGGGAGAGGATGTTTTTGCCCACATAGGATCTGGATCCGAACTTACTGCACAAAAAATAAAAGAAATGGTTCAGTCTGGACAATTAGATCTTCAGGAAAGAACTTTAAAGAGGCTAGACGAGATAATTTTAGAAAATCCAGATGCACAGCTAAATCTTAAGAGCGGCTTTGGAATAACTGGAATTACACAAAAAACAAATGCTAAGCTTGCTGGTGGCGGGGCGGACATAGAGACATTCGCAAAAGAATATGCCTCTGGTGGACTAGAAAAATGGGATCAGGCCATTAAGAATGGTGGAGGAAATGTCGAAGAACTAGCGGTACAAACCGAAATTCTTGATACAGAGCTTGGTCGCCTTATTTCTAGCGTAAAAGAAGGAACTTTAGTATTTGACACTGAGACCAAAGCCAAAGAAGCTATCTTGGCTGGTAAAAAAGCAGTAAGTCTAGAGGGGCTTACGGCAACAGCAAGAAATAATGTTAGAGGCCAAACACCAGAGCTAGATCAAAAACTAACCGAAGCACAAAGTGTTGGAATTCAGGTAAGGGGCAAGGGGAAGTATTCAAATATAGATACAAAGGGCAGGGACAGGATTACCGCTGGATCAGTTCAGCAACTCCAGGAGCAAGCAGTAAAAGAAAACAGTGCGATCCTTTCTGAATACTCAACAGTATCTGAAAAAGCAACAAGGAGCCTGTCGGATCAATCTAAGGCAAATGCGGGACTTTCAACTACCTCAGATACAGTTGCAAAAAATATTACAGAGCTAGGAAACGCTGCTACTGCTCTAGGACAAAAGGCAGCTTCAGCAGCCAACTCCTTTAGGGTAACTACTAATGCTATGGGCGGTAGGCGTGTTCAAACTCTTGCAGGAGGAACGCTATCGGTTCCAGGACCTAAAGGTGCAGGCGATGTAGTTCCAGCCATGCTATCTCCTGGCGAAGCGGTTATTCCAGCTAAGGTAGCAGAAAAATACGCACCGTTTATTCAGGATATGATTGCTGGAAATATTCCAGGATTTACGAAGGGCGTATTCCTTGGAATGCCAAAGTCAGCAAAATCTGTTTCTAAGGGTCGCACAGCAGGAGATGAAATATACGAACTCTTTAAAAAGAGTAGTTATGCAAATACTCCTCCGACAGAGTATGGTCACCAAATCTCTCCAACCTCTGGCCACAGCTTCCCAATCTTCGGACTTGGTGGGGTATATCAAAAGGGAGCAAAGCAAGTATTTGTAAAGCCAGTAATGGATGAAACTGCAGCTATGGCAGAAATGAGAGCCACGGCAATTGCTAGACAGGCTCACGGATTAAAGGCACCAGAACAACGAGTAGTTGTAATAAGAGACCCAATGGATGTCAAAAGACAAAGAAGGTTCTTGGCATTAGAGTCTGACCTAGATCCAACATTTGTTAATACTAACCCTATGGGAGTATTTAACGAAGAACAATACTTTAGACAGCTAGCGGCATCACTACTTCGTGCAGATAAAGATTTATCTCCTGCCAACGTCTATGGAGATGTTGTTGCCGACGTTGGCCCTGCTGGGGTATTTGACAGAGCCTCTGGACTAAGACAATATTCTAAGAATCTTCCTTCTATGGAAGACCAAGCACTTGTAAATCTTCTTGGAATTAAGGGCGGTGCCAAGAGAGCTTTTGCAGAATCTACCCTTGGATTAATGGCTGGCCTGACTCCAGAACAATATCATCAAAAGATGATTTCAGAAATTCAAAGGGTTCTTCCAAAACTTAAAGCAACTATTGCATCATTTGGATTAACAAATCCAGCAGACATTGGAATGTATGATGATATGGTTAGAAGGCTTGAGGCTGGTCTTTCTGTTGATTGGAGTAAGTTCCACAGTGTTCATTCAGCCGTAAAGATTCCAAAGCCAAAGAAGGTTAAGGAGCCAGCTGGCTATGCTAAAGGCGTTGTATCTGTTCCAGGACCAAGGGGAGCGGGAGACGTTGTCCCAGCTATGCTTTCGCCTGGAGAAGCGGTTATCCCAGCTGGCATGGCAGAAAAGTATGCCCCGCTAATTAATTCTATGATTTCTGGAAATATTCCAGGATACCGTGCTGGGCTAACCGCCTCTGAAAAAGCTGAAAGAGATCAGATACGGGCAGACAGAAGAGACAGGGTTCGGCAGGTCTCTGGTAGAGTTTCTCAGGTTGGAATGATGGGGTCTATGGGAGTGGGAGCTGCATCAATGGTGCCAGGGGTAGTTGGAGAAACTGCTCAGCAACTAGCAGCACCAATTATGGCTATCTCAACCTTGTCTATGTTTATTCAAGGACCATGGACAGCTGGAATAGTTGCGGCCATTGCTCTTTTTGGAAGCATGTGGTATGCTCAAAATCAACTAAATGAAGCTTATAAGAAAGCTCAAACCGAAGCCGTGAGGCTTAAAGAAGCTATTGGCGGAAGTACTGAAGCAATCAGAGGCCTTGCAGAATTTAGCGGAAAGGTCACTGCTGGAGAAGCAGCTGAAAAACGAAGAGAAAATAAATTCCAGCTCATGGGCGTTGCACCAGGCAAAACTACTTTCGGAGAATCATTTATGAAGGATGATTCTGGGATTGCTTTACTTAAAGACTTGAAGATGGAGGTTGCAAATAGTGGCGGTGACACTGCGTCAGCTTTGCAAGCGGTATCTAGTCAATTGTCTATGGCCGTTGTTTCTGGAGCTTTGTCACAAGATCAAGCTGGGAGTATTGCATCTCAAATAGGACTAGAACTAAATGACGCATCTTTTGCAGTAAAGGTAAGAGCGGAAATTTCAGAGTTAGTTGGTCCAGACGGAACAGACTTAACAACTAACGAACTAGTTATTGCAACGAGGTTGGCAGAAACTGCTACATCTAATATGGATCGATCCAGAGAGGTCATGAATCAAAGACTTGCTGCAGCAGGTCCTATGGCAAAGGCTGGCAATAGAACAGACGCCATCATTTCCGCTGGAATGGCTGGTGCCGTTGCTGGTGGAACAGCAGGAACTGCAATCGGAGCCTCTATTGGAGGCGGTGCAACAGCTGTAACGGCAGGTGCTGCTGCCCCTGCTATTCCTCTCGGAGCCATTGTTGGTGGAACCATTGGTGCCGTTGTCGGTGGAGCAAGTGCGGCATACGCTGCTTATGTGTCCTTAGAAGAAACAGCCAAAAAAGTGGGAATGTTATCTGGGGCCTATGTGGCAGACATGTCTATGGCTCTTCAATCGCAAAATGAAATTATGGCAGTTCTAGATCAAAGTTATGCAAAAAAACTTGATGAGGCAGCTGCTGAAGGAGACATTGCTGAATACAAGAGACTTCAGTTAGAGTATGACGAAAAGAGGCTAGGACTTACAAAGGTCTCAGCTGACTTAAGCAATAATATGATTGCCCAATATGATGAGATGCTGGCCTCTGGCAACACTGCTGGTGCCGAAGCTGTTATGAGCGGACTAAAAAATGCGGCAGATGTAAAGTTTGCAGAAGATCCAACTTTTGCATTATACAAAGAGTCAATTAATGCATCCATAAAGGCTGGCACCGATTCTGGAGCAATTACTGGTGGTCAAGAAATCCGAATTAGATCAGAGCTTTTGTCTGGAATGGATCCAGCTACTCTTAATACTCTTTTAAATTCAGGAGATATCTCTAAGGTGGTAACTCTTATTACAAACCTTGGCGGACCAATGGCAACGGAAGTTGGAATGGTTGCCAATATGATTAAGGATGAAGAGCTCTCAGCAAAATTTATGCTAAGGGTGGAAGAGGCTGGCACTGACTCCGTAGAGGCACAAAAGTTAATTGATCTTGCAGCTAGTATGCAATCTCTTGGTGGAGAAGGTGTAATGAAAAACAGCATTAACACTATCTTTAGTGCTGTAATGGATGACTCTATGGCTTCTGCAGAAATAACTGAGACAATGGAAAGCCTAAAGGCAAATGAAGTAGAAACTGTAGAAAAAGTTTATGAGATTCTTCCAGAGTTTAATGTTGACGGAGAATACGCAGAGGCATTCAACGAAGAATATTTTGCAACCCTGCAGTCAAATGCAGAAAGAGAAACTTATATTCTTGCTACTAAAATGATTATGGAAATTCCACAGGCTGAGCTAATTGCTTCCCCAGATTTTATTGCTTGGACAAACGATCGAGGAGCAAGACACGGACAATTTCCAAAAGGCGGATCTCTAGCTCAGTGGCAACAATGGTATGCAGACGACATGGCACAAAAGGTTACTACTAGCGGTGTCGTAATGGCTGGAAAAGCAGCAGCCGAGCCAGAGGATACTGGTGGCGGTGGCGGTGGGCCACAGGCATCTCCGCTAGACGATATCCTAAAGAAGCTAAGGGATGTTCGTAAGAGCCAAATCGGAGTTACAAAAGGCTTTGACGCATCGTCTGCAGCTATAGATAAGTTGTTTGGTGGCGATAAAGGTATCAATCTGTTCAACGGTCTAGAACAAAGCATGAGGAAGTTTGGTGCTGGAGAAGACCTCATCAGTGTTATAGCTGGAATGGACCCAGAAGAGTTCGAAAAGAGAAAGAATCAGCTATTCAACTTTGACAAGCAAACTGGACAGATTGTTGGATTTAAGAACAAGCTTTTGAATATTGGAGAAGCTCTATCTTCAATTGCCGTGGGTGAATATGTTAATAACCAACAGAAGGCTGCACAAGAAGCAAAAAACCAAGTGGGTGCTTTTAATCAACTTAGGGCTGCTGGCTACTCAGTTGCAGAAGCTTACGAAGCAGTACAAGATGCTGAACTTGCTGCTGCACTTGTTAGCGGTAACGTGACAGCTGCTCAAATGCAGACAATGCTAGACGAAAGAAAGAGGTTCCTAGAGGAACAGAAGAAGCTTGCAAGACTAACTCCAGAAGGTTTGCAAGAAGTATTTGAAGATGGCTTTAGCAAAGCAATGGAAGCCTTTGAAGCTGAAGAGAAGAAGCTAACCCTAGAGTTTGATCTTAAGGTTAAAGACGATCAAGCAGCAATAACTGCAGCTGAAAACGAAATTGCAAAAATTAGGTATGAGATTGACGACTACGAAGCATCTCTTCGTGGAGTAGAAGATCAAGAAAAAGCAATTAATAAAACTTACGACGAAAAGCTAGAGGCACTAGAAAAGGTTCGGGTAGCTAATCAGAAGGTTCTAGACCAAGAAAAGGGTAAGCTGTCTGTTGCAGAAGCTATCTCCCGTGGTGACCTAGCCGCAACTGCAAGAGCAGCTCAGGACCTTAGAGCAACATCTGCCTCTGGATATTTCTCAAGCCAAACTGATGCACTAAATGCTGGAAGAGAGTCGGCACTAGGTCAGGTAAGGGGGGCAAACGGACTATCTAGAGTTGAGATAGAAGGAAAGATTGAAGAACTTACAAAGAGCATTCTTGATATTGAAGAGAAGACTTTAGAGCCAGCTCAAGAAAGAATTAGGTTAGCTCAGGTTGAGTTAGACAAGAGAATTGCGGAACTAGAAGTTCTTGGAAAAACTAAGACTGAATGGGAAACCATTAAAAATAATATTGATCTGGCCAGAGTAAATAGTGCTACCTATAAAGATGCAATGACAGAGGCCCTAAAAGAAGTTCAAAACATTGTGGATCTTTGGAATGAAATTGAAAAGCCAAAGGAAACTGTTTATACAGTAAAGACCGTTAATGAAGGACAGACTTCTGGCGGCGGAGGCGGCGGTGGCGGCGGTGGCGGCGGAGGCGATCCTACACCAGCAGAAATAAAAGCTGCACAAATAAAGGCAGACCAGGCCTCTAGCAAAGCTGCTTTCCAAGCGTCTGGACTTTCTGCTTCTGGCTTTATCAATATGGTAGACGCTAAAGCAAGAACTGCAGAAAAAGCTGCTGCTGCAACAGAAGCCTCAAGAGATAAAGCTTTGGCGAATAGAGCTCAGCCTGCTGCACAGCCAAAAACCACTAGTACTGGTGGGTATAATATTGGTGCAGGAAAAAACACCTTTACAAAATATAAGGCTATGGGCGGACTTGTTAAGTACATGTCGGGTGGGGGTTCTCCATTAGGCTCAGATATCGTGCCAGCAATGCTAACTCCTGGAGAGTTTGTAGTAAGAAGACCTATGGTTAATAAGTACGGAACAGATTTATTTAATAAGATTAACTCTGGATCCTTTGGCAATAGTCAGGGAATGTCGTATCTTGGGGGAAGTCGTTATTTTGACGAATCAACTGGTACCTACAACAAGCCAGCATTTAATAAACCATCCTTTAAACTTCCAAATATGGGAATTGCCAGACCACCTATGCCACAAATTACTTCGGGACCAAGGTTTAGCCTCCCCACAGACCCAGTAATTTCAAAGGGACCACTAAGGCTACCAGACAAGCAAGCTCCAGCAAATAACAACAGTTCAGTGTATAATTATAACTTGAGTGTAAATGTTGCGTCTCAATCAGATCCAAACACGATTGCACAAACAGTAATGGCACAGCTTCAAAGAGTTGAGTCACAAAGAGTAAGAAACGGTAGATTCTAATGGCCTCAATTTCCTATATGAATGGAAGAAAAAAGTATCAACGTCCTCAAGCTATGCTTTGGGCAAACAACCCAGGAACTAGTTCTGGAGGACTATATCTTCCAAACGGTTTTGAGGTAGGCCAAACACCAGCGGAATCAGAAAACCAAGACTTGCTAAACGAATTTATGGTTTTGTCAGATGATAATCGTTCTCCGCTACAGTTCGATACTTTAAGAATTGAAAAAAGGGAAAGAATGATTAATGGAAGAATGCGTTCTTACCATATTGCAGATAAGTTAACCTTATCCACATCTTGGGACATGCTTCCATCTAGATCTTTTAAAACTAAGCCAAACTTTAATGCTAGTGCTATTCCAGATTTTAATAATGATGGAACTCCAGAAGCAGTCTATAACAAGGCCACAAAGTCTGGAGACAGCTATCAGTATGGAAAAAGGAGTCCAGAGTCTAGGCTAAGTAATGGACAAATAAATCCAGCAGATACTACTTTTACTCAGTTGCCAAACACAACTACTCTTTCAGATCAGTTTACATCAGATGGCGGAGCTGGTGGAGTAGAATTGCTAGAATGGTATAGCACACATCAAGACTCTTTTTGGGTATACCTGTCTTACGACAAGTATACTAATTTTTCAGAAGAAGACGAAAACAAATACGACAGGCTTGGACAGTATAACGAAGTTCTAGAAATGTTTATTTCTAACTTTAGCTATTCGGTTGAAAAGCGTGGAGGCTTAAACCATGATCTTTGGAATATCTCCGTAAGCCTAGAAGAGGTTTAAATGTTTCGGGATAAAGATCTAGAGAAACACTTACAAACATCTTCTACAGTAAAGTCTCAAGCTGCCGTAATTGCAGAATGGAACATGAACTTTTTTGAAAATATTGCAGACATCGGAAATTATCGACACAGACCATTGCTTGGCATCGCAGAAAAGTATGGGGCTCTTCCAAACTTCTATGACCCAAGAGACATTGGAAATTTTTATACTAACGCAACGCAAGCGGATGTGGTGATTGACGGAGGCTTAGAAAGTGACGCAGTTACCCCAGCACTTTTTACAGAGGTTAAAGAAAAAGAAAAGCTTCTATTTTCTTTAGAAGACTGTTTTGCAAAATTTAGACCAAGATCTGGAATCAACAAGCTTAGATATGGTATTACTGGTAAGTATCTTCATCATAGTGGAACAGACATGTTTAATCGTCCTAGATACTACATGCCAGATAAAAACGATAAATTTAAATATTGGACCTCTTACAGAACAGAGGGTGGAAAAGAATATGGAATTGCAAATAGCACTTTAAACGAACAGTTTCATATTGAAGATGCTGCTCCTTATGTTGTGTATAAAGAAGAAATTCCTGTTAACAGAATTGTTATTAAAACACAAACGAATGTAGGAGACATAAATCTAGGACCATTTTCTGGTCCTGCTGGAACTTTTGCAGATCCATTTTTTGGAGAACAAAACAAAACAACTCCAGTAAAATGGAAGCTTCAGTATTTAAAAAATAATAACTGGATAGACGCCATCTCTTTTAACAAAGCTTCAGTTAGAAGTAATGGAGAACCAATCTTTTCTTCTAATGGTTATGTAGAAATTGGATATGGCCTTATTGTTCCAGAAATCTTTAGATCTAACTTTTTAAATAATGGAGTTGTAGCGTCCATAACAGCGATCCCCCTAAGCAATGATGACGGGCAAGCCTATCTAGTCAGGGAAAACGAAGACGATCTTGGAACATACTATGTATGGTTTGATGGAGAGTATAGGCAGTTTGCTCCAAAATATGACTGGTATGTGGTAGACGAAAACGTAGACCAGCTTACAAACTTTGTAACAGACGCAACTAATCCAAAAAGATACACGGCTGGGCAGCTTGGTGCAACAGAATACGAAGAGTTTGTTTTTATTTCTGGAATTAGGGTTGTCGTAGACACAATGAATAAAATTGGATCTACTTTTGATCTGATTGAACTTTCCCCAAGATTAACGGTAGACATAACTGGAAAAACTGTTTCTTATTCTATAAATAAGAGCTCTTCAGACTTAGGGGTAAGTGGACTACCAGTTGGTCAATTGCTGGCCTCTACGGGGCAGCTGACGCTGTTTGACTACGATCAGGCGTTCGACTCAAACAATGCCTGGGACCCAGAATCTGGGACTGGAAGCCTTGTATCAAAATACATTAATAAGAATATTCAGATAAAGTTTTATGAGATTATTTCTGATGTAGAAGTTTTGAACGATAACGGTAACAAGATAAAAAAGAGCTTCTACGTTCCAGTAAAAACATTATATTCAGAGTCTTTCCCTCAATCAAACTTAAAGACAAGACAGCTAGATATACCACTTAGAGACTTATTCTTTCATTTTGAGTCACAGCTAGCTCCAGAACTTTTGATCCCAAACGCATCTTTATCCTATATCCTAGCCCTGCTTTTTGACAGCATAGGCTTTAGCAACTATTCTTTTAAAAGGGTTCTTGGAGAAACCGATCCTATAATTCCATACTTTTTTGTTGCTCCAGGGGTAAACATTGCAGAAGTTTTGCAAGACCTTGCTAGAGCTACCCAGACAGCAATGTACTTCGATGAGTATAATAACTTTATTATGATGAGTAAAAACTATACTCTACCCTCCAATAACGAAAGAGATTTAGACATAACTCTTGTTGGGGCAAACAATGATCCTCCCGTGGAAATTATAGACCCAAACCAGATTATTGAAAAAAGAGTTCTTGAAAATATTATAGACATTAGCTCTGTAGATAACGATGTTTACAATGATGGAAAAATAAGCTATGTGGCTAGATACATTAAGAGAGAGATGGGATCTATCAAACAGGCTTACCAAGCCGATAAAAACGTTTCTTGGATATATAGCCCAGCTCTTTTGTGGGAAGTGGCTGGAACAGAAAACCTAAAACCCAGAAATGGTGAAACCTCCACTGGAGAAAGATACGCTTTGGCAGCTATTCCTTTAAACTCAGACTTAAGCTCCTTGGTTCCAAGAGTTGAAAACCATGAACTAGTAAACAACATTATTGACTTTGGCGATGGCATTCTCTACATAGGTAGATATTCTGGATACTTCTACTCTGGTGGAGAAATTATTAAGTATGATGCAGTAGAGTATAACGTTTCTGTTTTGCCATCATCAGTTCTTAATTCTGGATTCACTGGTGGAAATGTTTGGATTAGCTCTCCAAAAGAATATGAAGACTATTTCTCAAAGCTTTCATTTAACGGAAAGATTTACCCAACTGGGCGTGTAAGAATTTATGCAGAGCCTAACTATGAAACTTTTAATGATATAACTAGAATGTCTAATGGAGAAGTTGCAAAGCACGGAAGAGGGCAGTTTGGCACGGAAATTACAGAGCATAAGGCAGGCCTAAACCCACACTGGTCAGACAACAACAACGTCTACGGCTGCTCTATGAAATCAAAATACCTATTTGGAAACTCTTCTTTTGGAGGCCTAACTGGTGCTGGCAAGGCTGGAGTTAACAAGTCACTAGCCACAAGAAGCTCCAGGTCTGGCCTAATAAAAAACTTTTTAGGATTCTCTTATAACGAAGAGGGCTCTAGAAAGAATAAGCTGTCATCCTCTTCAGAAACAGTTCAGTCTTCGGCCCTTTCTTTTAATGGACCAGCTTTTTCTGCTCAAGAGTCCCCAATAGATTTTATCTCTTATGTTAGCAAGCCCCTAGAAGGTTCTTTTAAACATTTTGGAACCAGAATGAGGGTTATTGGAAAAGTTGAAAATAATAATCAATCTGTTCAAACCGCAGCGGGAGCTACAACTTACTATAACGTAACAAAGAAAAGTTCGGACAGTAGCCCAACAGTCTCTGGTGGTGGAGGAGGTATTGCTGCCCTGCTTAATCCAGAAACAAATAGCGGATATTACTTTGAGATAGCAGCTCTTTCAGAAAGCAATGTAGACAAGTATACAACCGCAGACGGAGTTTCTAATGTATTCTTTTATAAGTTAATGGAAAACCAAAGCTATGATCACAGAGTAACTAGTAATCTAGTGGGATCATATTCTTCCAATCAGCTATCTTCTTCAACTAATTTATCGTTAGGTCTATCAATTGACGGAGTTAAAGCTGGAGATAGGGTTTTGCTTACCAACCAAAAAAACCCAGTTACCAATGTGCCCAAGCCAGAAGAAAATGGTTATTACTCTGTAACTAGTGCTGGTGGATCAAACATTCCAATTACAGTTACAGGCCTAAAAACCTTTACAGTTCCTATTTTAACAAACAACACATTGCCAGCATATGTTTCTGGAGGAAGCGTTGTCGAATATCTTTCAGAAGGAAGCGGCGTTGCAATTTCTGGAATTACTAAAGATACCTTGCTTATAACCTACACAACTGCTGAAAATCATGGTTTGTCCACTGGAGATCTTGTTGTTGTTTCTGGGGTTAATCCAGTAAACTACAATATAGCCCCGCCGTCAAAGTGGGTTTTGACTAAAGAAGAAGAGGCCATCCCAGTAAAACTTTGGAGTGGGCTATCGACAATTGTTGTAGATAACGGAAATTTTGCGGGACAGGCAAGAGTCGTAGCAGAAGACATAACCACCGTATATGACCTAGCCCTAGAGTATGAAGATTTTGCCTCTGGAGTTAGAAGATTTTATCTATACCTAAATGATTCTCAGATTGCAACTGTAGACGATCCAAATCCGATAACGCCATTAATTAATGCAAATAATATAGGGTTGTTTGTTAGAGGTAGCTCGTCTTGCATGTTTGAAAATGTTTACGCTTTATCAAACAACTATTCTAAAAACTCAAACTTTGCCTTAGAGCCAGTAGCAAACTCAGTGTTTACTAATAAAACAAATATAAATGCAAGCGAGTCTTTTAGAAAGTATGCCATTAATGGAATTGTCCAGCCAACATATCTTTCGGGCATTAGTGCTTCGGAAGGCCCAAAGTATAAAATATTTTATGAAGAGTTTGGAACTATCATGAGAGAGGCAGCATACTTTAATATTAAATATGATAAAGCCTACCCAGCACTATATGCAATGATATCGCCAAATATAAACAATGTTAGAGGATACACTGTTTCTGGATTCTTTGCGGGAGCATATGGAGCAGAATTCTTAATCTTTAATGCTACAGATACTTTCTTGTTCATGGATGAGACTGTGGGTAATTACCTAAGAATTCAGGGCATTACATTTACTCAGGACTCTAAACACGAACTGACTGTAGACGAATACTTTAACAAGAGGTCAGACTTTTCAGACCCAATTACAAGAGAAGACAATACCGTCTTATCGCCAAACAAACAAAAAGAACTGTTTGACGACATAAAAAATAGTAGAATTACTTATGGTAAAAATGAATTTTCTATAGACTCTAGTTACATTCAGAGCAATGATGATGCGACTAATCTTATGGAATGGCTAATTTCTAAAATTATGAAACCAAGAAAATCTGTTGGCGTAAGTATTTTTGCAAATCCAACAATTCAGCTAGGGGACTTGGTTTCTATAAACTATTCTCAGAAAGACACCACACCATTTGTTGACCCAAGCAAAAAGTTTGTAGTCTATAGTATAGAGTACAAAAAGGATAAAGAAGGCCCAAGCATGACTGTATATTTGAGTGAGGTGTAATTATGGCTGTTGGTGGATATAGGCCTCCCGCTAAAAAATCTCCTGCTCCTGTGTATAAACCGCCAGTGGTAGCAGACAGACAGCCACCGCAAAAAACTAAGGCTCAGGTGGAGCGTGAGGAGATGGCTGAGTATGAAAGAAAGCAGTGGATCCTTAAAAATGGTCCAAGAAGTGCAGATGCTATGGAGGCTTGGCTTAAAGCCCCAGCCTCTAAGCCAAGTCCTGCTGCCCCAACCCCTAGCTCGCCATCACGCCCCAGTTCTCCATCAAAGCCAGCTGCTCCAGCAGTAGATACTGGGGCTCAGGACAGGGCAGCTCAAGAAGCTAGGGAAAGGGCCGCTAGGGAAGCAGCCGAAAGAGAAGCGGCAAGAAGAGAGGCGGAAAGGCTTGAGGCTCTAAGAAGAGCTGAAGAAGAAAGAATAGCGGCAATTGTTGCAGCTCGCCCAACAGTTCCAAAGTATTTAGCAAGCACAGCGGTACAGCCAGTTAAATACGCCTCTCCAGCAGATGTTTTGATACAGGAGAGTAGCCTTCCCGTAGACCTAATCTTAAAACAAACTCTAGAAAAAATTGGCGGTCTAGAGCTAATAAGCCTTGTAAGACACGATACTGTTAACGGACAAGACCTAGTGTATCAGCCAGTAAAAAACCTGTCTCAAATAGAGGTTTTATACAATTCACAAAACATAGTAAAAATTCCAGATAGCTCAGAGACTTACTTTAAAAACTTTGCAATAAAACTAGAGGCTCATACCCCTCAGTACGACCCTGATGAAATATACATAGACATGATATCTAGAAAAAATAACGTATTTTTTGATGCTGTTAATAATAGGATTGTTATTGAGCTTGTAAACTTAAAGCCAGACTACGAGGTTGAGGTCCAAACAATCTCACTTGGAAAGGTTTTTGATGATACAATATATGATGAGGATGAATCATGATAACAAATACTGGTAAAAATCTATTGGCAAAATACCTAATAGGTCAGGCACCGTCTTATGCATCGCATATTGCCATTGGTTGTGGTCCAAAGCCAAAAGCCATAGACTATATTCCAAGCAGCGGAGATCTTGAGGCAATATCGCTTAAAAAGAACTTAGACTTTGAAATGTTTCGTGTCCCAATTGTTTCAAGAGGATATGTAACAGAGCTTGATAGCAATAATCAGCCAGTTTCAAAGATTGTTTTAACGGCAGAGTTGCCTACAATTGAAAGATATGAAATTACTGAGATTGGAATATTCTCTTCTGGCTCAAACCCGACAGCTGGTGCTTATGACAGCAAGCCTGTTTATACTTTTGCAAGAACAGAAAACTGGGAGTACCATGACCAGACATCGGCCGTAACAATTCCTCCAGTTACAGACGCACTGGGAACATCCGAAGATCCAGAAATAATTGCTCCACCAGGCCTTGAAGTTTTTCAAACTAACGCAGATAATAAAACCCTTCTTAACGAAACCAGGTTGTTAAGGTATGAGTCTTGTAGATACTTAAACAATACAATCTTTATTCCTGGAGACTCATCTAGCTTATCTATGAGCGGTTCTAAAATGGTTGCAGGAGCTGGGTCTAATCACATTCACCTAACTGGAGCATCTCTAGACTTTAATAAAAATGCAGCATCTGATGAGCTTAGGTTTGCGTTTTCTATTGTTAGTAAAGACGTTCTCGAAACCCTACAACCATTTAGAGTAAAAGTTCTTATTGAGTTTGCAGATTCTGATGCAACAGCCTCTACAAACTATGCTCAGTTTCAGGTAAACGTTACAAATGCTCAAAAAGGTTTTTCTACAAACAGGTATGTAGTAGAAACAAGAAGTTTAGAGCAGTTGGTTAAAAGTTCTTCCTTTACTTGGAACTCGGTTAACGTAGTAAAAATCTGGGCATCCGTAGAAGATTCTGCAGGAAACCCAGATCCAAAGTTTTATGTTGCACTAGATGCACTAAGACTAGAGAATACAACAACTGTTAATCCTTTGTATGGAATGTCTGGGTATTCTGTAGTAAGGTCGCCAGATTTAAAACCAATTGTAAAAGTTGCTAATACCGCAAATCTAGTAGAGTTTAGGTTTGCTCTAGACGTTGACCTGGGTATGGGAAATGACAGTTAAAAAAGTAACCATTGAAAAAAAAGATTTTCCACCACTATCTCCTGATGGAAAATACCTACTAAGGTATAGAATTATTTCAGAAGATAAAAATAGAACTTCTCATTGGTCTCCCATATATGATGTTGATGTTTCAAATTTTATAGATCCTGTTTTTGGAGAATTGCAAATATCCAACAACGATAGGGCAATTAATGCATTTTGGGAAGCTTCCCCTTTTGCCTCTTCATATGATATTTTTGTAAGTTTTGGTATATATAACGTAGGAACGTCGGCAATTGCTTGGGGCAGCTATGTGTACCAGGGATCTTCAAGCTCTACGTCTTATTCTTTTTTAAGGCCAGATGCCGTTACCGATATTCGTGTAAAAATACAACTTTCTGGAATAGAGAAAGAAGAAAATCCTACTTTGACTATTTGTACCTTAGAAAAATCAAGAAGATAGGAAGATACCGCAAAAGCTTGATTTGTGGTATAATGAACTATGGCTAGAATTCCAACACCAGATAGAGGACAGCCTCTAGACGTTACCTATATATATCAGATAGTTGAAGCTATCAACGATTTATCCTCTCAGATGTCTTCTGCAAAATACAAGTACGCCTCTGTTGACACATCGAATGGGAACGAGAGCACTCTTTTGACAGACACAAAAGTTGTTGCTGGAGAGGTAGTTGTTTACTCAACACTTACTGCTGTTACAGCAGATACCGCACCAAAAAACTTTACCTATTCTTTTAAGGGGGAGTTCAAGTATCCACCCATTGTTACTGCCACACCAGTCTTACTAGAAGGAACTGCTGCTGGAATAGATGTTTCTGTGGTAATTCAGAATATAAGCAATGGACTAGTTAATGGTTTTGTTAGGTTTAATACTGGAGGAAACGTAGCCGTCAAGGTTCACATCATCGCCATAGGTATTCCAAACTAGTAATGACTAAAAGACATGGCCAGGTAGATATGGCAGAGTATAACGCTCTTCCAGCTATACCAGGAAATAAAAAAGTTTGGTTCTTGAACGGTGAGCTTGTTAGAGTTCACCACTTAAATAAATCTAATGGGATCATGTCTGTTTACAATATTGTAAAAGATAGAATTGAAAGCTGTCTAATTTCAGATTTTAAAAAGAATAGGCAAAGAGCCTATACCGTTGGCCAAACAGCAGAGCTTGTAAATCGTCACAAGAAGTATATGCCAAGCTTAATGAAACGTGGAATTATTCCTCACCCTACTGGATCTCAAAAAGGCGGGGAGACTGGATGGCAAGTCAGATCTTATTACTCAGAATTACAGGTAAAAGAAATTCGTGATATACTAGCCACCTACCACATGGGTAGACCAAGAAATGATAAGTTAATTACTAATGACATAACCCCTAGTCGACAGGAGTTGACAAGGCGTATGGGAGATGGTATACTGACTTATACGAAGACAGAAGATGGAAGATTCATTCCTATTTGGTCTGAGTCCATTTAATAGAAAGATATGGGTATGGAAAACGAAAGCACTAAAGTAAAAGTTGGACTAGGCTATACGCTTAACCTTGGCAACTTTCAGTCATTGAGAATTGACCTAGAGGTATCAGATAGCAAGCGAGACAACGAAAACACTGGCGAAGCCTTTGAGCGTGTCTATGAATTTGTAGAGAACAAGCTAGCAGAAAAGGTTAAAGAAGCCTCTTCTGAAATTGACAGCAAATAATGGCTGATCGTAAATACCGAATGGCTTTACTTAGCAGGTATGCTAAGCTACACAAAGCCAGGTATGAAGAAAATCCCATTGTAAATCTAAATGTAGAACAATGGGCAGCAGATGCTTTGATAGAGTCTTTTACTCTAGAGGTCTGCTATGATATGCTAGACTACTACTTTGAGGTAAGCCCAAATCCCAATTGGAAGTATTTTGCAAACTATGCAGACACTATCATAACCTCTAGGGAAAGACTAGTGCAAGATTTAAGAGAACGTGCCGAAAGAAGAAAACAAGCAAAGGAGTGGCTAGGTGAGTAACGTAGAAGCAAAACTAATATCTGCAGTTCTTAAAGACAAGCAGGTTCACGTTTTGCTACAAGCAAATGTAGAAAACCTGCTACGAACCCATACCGATGTTTGGCAGTTTATCAGGAAGTATTCTGAGATAAATGGATCTGTTCCACCAACAACCTTAGTTATAGAAAAGTTTAGAGACTTTGCGACTACAGAAGATGTAGGTTCGACAAAGCATCACCTAGAAGAATTACAGGCAGAGTATCTTAACTCTAGTCTAAAAGATATTCTGATGACAACAGCTGCAGACGTACAAGGAGGCAAGGGCCCAGAAGCTCTAGAAGAACTAATCACCAAGACATCAGAGCTAAAAAAGAATACAGCGGTTATTCGTGACATTGATGTTACAGATATTGATTCTGCTGTAGCCTACTTTGAAAATGTCCAAAAACAAAAGGCATTGGGAATACTTGGAATTAAAACTGGACTGCCAGGTTTTGACAACTATCTTCCATCTGGAATTATGCCAGGCCAGCTTGGCGTATTCCTTGCCTACCCAGGAATTGGTAAGTCTTGGCTATCACTTTATTTTGCAGTACAGGCATGGAAGCAGGGCAAGTCCCCAATGGTCATCAGCCTTGAGATGTCAGAGACAGAAGTTCGTAACCGTGTATTCACTATTATGGGCGAAGGACTTTGGTCACACCGCAAGATAAGCAATGGTGAAATAGATATCGAAGACCTAAAACGTTGGCACAAGGTCAACGTTGAGGGTAAGCCAGAGTTTCATATTATATCCAATGATACTGGTGGAGACATTACTCCATCTGTTCTTCGTGGAAAGATAGATCAGTATAAACCAGACTTTGTTATCGTCGACTACCTACAACTAATGAGCCCAAACCAAAAGTCAGACAATGAAACTGTTCGAATGAAAAACCTTTCTCGTGAACTAAAGCTTATGGCTATTGGAGAAGAAGTTCCAATTATGGCTATCTCCTCTGCCACACCAGACGATGTTACAAAGCTTGATACGGTCCCTACGCTGGGTCAGACAGCTTGGTCACGCCAGATTGCCTACGATGCCGACTGGGTCCTAGCAATGGGGCGAGCAGCTAATAGTGATATCCTAGAGTGTGTTTTTAGAAAGAACCGTAATGGATTTATGGGGGACTTCCTGGTTCAGGCAGACTTCGATAAAGGCTGGTACAAGTATAAAGATTATGAAGATAAGTAGTTATAATGGTTTATGGACAATTTACACCATAAACCGATTAAGAGTTTTTCTTTAGATGGAAACATCTACGATGACTCAGCAATTGCACGACTAAAAATAGAATACATAAAACTATTACTGATTGAGATGAAAACTCTGGGGTATGTGCCAAGACTAGACATTGATCCAGACTTCACAATACGGTATAATAAAGAAGTACAAATCTTTGAATTTAAATTAACAACATATGGAATATACGTAGGAAAGAAAAAAATAGAGTGGATAATAGGACTAGACGGAACAAAAGTAATCTATACACAAAAGAGCAAATTAAAAGAGTTCTTGCGGGATCGGGTATAGAGGTTCAGTCTGAGGTTGATTCCGACTTTATAATCTTCTGCCCATTTCACAACAATCATCGTAGCCCAGCTGGGGAAATAGACAAGAAGAGTGGCATGTTCTATTGCTTCTCTTGTCATAAAATATCAGACCTTGTAGAGTTTGTCATGTTCACTTCTACAAGAACATACTTTGAGTCAGTTCGTTTTATAAAAAGCAAGGAACAAGAAACAGATCTCGAACAAGAGATGACAAGGCAGCTACATACCAAGCAGGAATATGTTCCTTACGATGAGCTGCAGGTTAAAAAACTTCACTTGCAAGCTATGGATTCTCCGAGAGCTACCACCTACTTTAATGGTAGAAAAATTAATAAAGAATCTATGATAAAGTTTAACTTAGGCTTTTCAGAAAATTTTGACATGGTGACCGTTCCAGTTCACTCCCCAGACGGAATGCTTTTAGGATTTGTTGGAAGATCTATTGAGGGCAAAGAGTTTAAGAATACTCCAGGATTGCCTAAGAGCAAAACTTTGTTTAATATAAATCGTGTAAAAACTGCAGAGCAGGTTTATGTGGTAGAATCTTCTTTCGATGCAATTAGGCTAGATCAGGTTGGTCTTTCTGCAGTCGCAACTCTAGGGGCCAACGTCTCTGGTATGCAAATAGAACTTCTTCAGAAATACTTCAATAACATTATTGTTATTGCAGACAATGATGAAGCAGGCGGTAACATGAAAAACAGGCTACTAGAAAAGCTTGGCTCTCGTGTTTCCGTAATACAACTAGATAATAAATACAAAGACATTGGTGACATGTCGGACGAAGACATAAAGTCGTTAGACTTTAAGTTTGACAACGCTATTGCCAATATGCTAAAATAAAAACAATAAATAAAATAGGAGAATAACATGAGCGTAACTAAGGGACTAAAAGATATCAACGCCCTGCTTGACAAACCGAAATACGAAGGAACTGGCAGCAAAGTTCGCTGGCTAAAGCTAGCTGACGGACAGGCTGTAAAGATCCGCTTCATTGAAGAGCTAGACGAAGACTCGTCAAACTATGATGCAAAGCGTGGTCTAGCAATTGTAGTAAAGGAACACACAAATCCAAAGGACTACAAGCGTAAGGCTGTAGACACAATGGAAACAGAAGGCCGTGACTGGGCAGAAGAGATGCACCGTAAAGATCCAAAGGCTGGCTGGAAGGCACGTCTTCGTTTTTACTGCAACGTCCTAGTTGACGACGGAATCGAAGATCCGTATGTTGCAATCTGGTCTATGGGTATCAGCAAGCAGTCTGCATTCAACACAATTCGTGAGTATGCATTAGAGACTGGAAGCATTTCAAACCTAAGTTGGAAGCTAAAGCGTAGCGGTCAGGGAACAGAAACAACTTACACGTTGTTCCCATCTGGACCAGATACTGAGCCATACAACTGGTCTGGAGTAGAAGCATTCCCACTAGAGCTAGCTCTACGGAATGTTCCATATGCAGAGCAAGAAGCCTTTTATCTAGGCTTTGACACACCATCATCAACATCAGCTACCAATATTGATTGGTAGTAGGTAAAAGTATATGGGGTATGTTGGCTTACACGTTCACACGCACTATTCACTCTTTGATGGAATCGCAACTCCACAAGAGTATGTAGATCGTGCGTCTGAACTAGGGATGTCCGCTATTGCAATCACTGACCACGGTTCTTTGTCTGGTCACAGGGAAATGTATCGTGCTGCAAAAGAAAAAGACATCAAGCCAATACTTGGCGTAGAAGGATATATAACGGAGGATCGTTTTGACCGTCGTGATAAAGACGAAAGAACAGGACCACTAGATCTTGTTTATAACCATATTGTCCTTCTTGCCAAGAACCCAAAGGGTCTAGAAAACCTAAACAAGCTAAACGAAATTGCTTGGACAGAGGGCTTTTTCAAAAAGCCTAGGATTGACTGGAAAGTATTAGAGCAGTATAAAGAGGGTCTTGTTGTTACCTCTGGATGTCTTAGTGGAGTTCTGGCTAAAGCAATTGAGGCAGGCAATCTAGCCTTTGCAAAGACACACATTAAGTGGTGCAAAGATACCTTTGGCGATGACTATTACCTTGAGGTAATGCCACATAATCCACCAGAGATGAATAAAACAATCCTAGAGTTGGCAGATGAATTTAATATCAAGCCTGTAGTAACTCCAGACTGTCACCACTCTGGACCAGAGCAAAAAGAAATCCAAGAGCTAAAGCTTATTCTTAATACCTATTCTAATAAGGTTGAAAAGGATGCTACATACGACAAGTCCAAAAAGTTTGATAACCTTATGGACAGGCTGGACTATCTGTATGGTGCAGATAGACAGATGAGTTTTAATAAGTTTGAGATTCATTTGCTGTCCAACGAAGAGATGCGTTCTGCCATGAAAGCTCAGGGCATCGACAGAGATGACATGTATGATAATACACTTGAAATAGCGAATAAGATTGAAGACTATAACATTCAAGACCATCTGAACCTTTTGCCAGTTCAGTACAAAGACCCAGACAAAGAGCTAAAAACATTAGCCATAGAAGGCCTAAAGGAAAGAGGCTTTGAGGGAAATTCTGAATACTTAGAAAGACTTGATGAAGAGTTAAAGATCATCAAAGATAAAAACTTTGGTCCATACTTTCTCGTTGTTCGTAGCATGATTGCTTGGGCAAAAAAGGAAGACATTATGGTAGGGCCAGGTCGTGGATCCTCTGCTGGTTCACTACTCTGCTATGCCCTGGGCATTACAGATATTGACCCAATTAAACACGGACTACTGTTCTTCCGATTTATCAATCCAGAACGTAATGACTTCCCAGATATCGATACAGATATCCAAGATAACCGCCGTGAAGAGGTTAAAGACTATCTTGTAAGACAGTATAGGCACGTAGCCTCTATTGCAACATTCCTATCCTTTAAAGACAAGGGTGTTGTAAGAGATATTGCTCGTGTTCTAAATATCCCATTGCCAGATGTTAATAAGGTTATGAAGCTTGTAGACACATGGGATGAATACTGTACATCAAAGTCTACCGCAGAGTTCCGTGAGAAATATCCAGAAATTGAGAGATATGGAGAGCAGCTACGTGGAAGAATTCGTGGCACGGGAATCCATGCAGCTGGAGTAGTAACATCCAAAGAGCCAATCTTTAGGTATGCCCCAATGGAAACCAGATCGTCTCCTGGGTCAGACGAAAGAATTCCAGTAGTTGCAGTAGACATGGCAGAGGCAGAGCGTATCGGTTTAATTAAGATTGATGCTCTGGGTCTAAAAACTCTTAGTGTGCTTCAGGACACCCTAAAGATTATTGAGCAAAGACATAGCAAAAAGCTAGAGCTACTTTCTGTAAATATGGAGGACCAAAAAGTTTATGAGATGCTTTCTTCTGGATACACTAAGGGTGTCTTTCAGTGTGAAGCCACTCCCTATACCAACCTGCTTGTAAAGATGGGTGTAAAGAATTTTGCAGAACTTGCTGCATCTAATGCACTGGTTCGTCCAGGTGCTGCTAACACAATTGGCAAAGACTACATTGCTAGAAAGCACGGTAAGCAAAACATTAGCTACCACCACCAAGTAATGAAGGCTTTTACTCAAGAAACATACGGATGTATTTTGTATCAGGAGCAGGTTATGCAGGCCTGTACAGAACTTGGTGGAATGACCATGGCAGAAGCTGACCAGGTTCGTAAAATTATTGGTAAGAAAAAAGATGCAAAAGAGTTTGACAAGTTTAAGGATAAGTTTATTAATGGTGCCTCTAATCTTATGGCCCCCAACTCTGCAAGAGATCTCTGGCACGACTTTGAAGCTCACGCAGGATACTCGTTTAATAAGTCTCACGCTGTCGCATACTCCACACTATCATATTGGACTGCATGGCTAAAGTATTACTACCCACTAGAGTTTATGTTTGCTCTTCTTAAGAATGAAAAAGATAAGGACACAAGAACAGAGTATCTGATTGAAGCTAAGCGTATGGGAATCTCTATTAAGCTGCCTCATGTTAACGATTCGGATGCCGACTTTAAAATCGAGGGCAAGGGAATTCGCTTTGGGCTAACCGCTATTAAGTTTATTTCTGATAACATTGCTGCTAAGTATATCTCTCAAAGACCATTCAAGAGCTATAAGCACCTAGAGGAGTTTACTCTTGCCAAGGGCAGTGGAGTAAACACTAGATCTCTTCAGGCTCTAAGGGTAATTGGTGCAGCTACCTTTGAAGACAATCCAAGAAACGAAGAAGAAATCAAAGAAAATCTTTATGAGTTCTTAAACCTTCCAGAGTTTAATATTACAGTTCCTTCTCACTACTATGCCTTTATTAATCCAATAGAGGAGTTTGAAGAAAAGGGAGCGTTTGTTTTGATGGGTATGGTAAAGTCTATCAAGCGTGGCAAGGGGTGGTCACGAGTAGAAGTCTTAGATAAGACTGGAAGCGTAGGTATATTTGATGAAGAGCAAACAACTATTGAGGCTGGTAGGAGCTACCTTCTTTTATGCGATAACAATAGGATTGTTACTGCTATCCCTGTGGATGAAATTAAACAATCCAATAATGCCCTTGTAAAATTCTTAGGATACAAGCAGTTACCCTACAAAGATGACGACATGTTTGTAGTTTCCTTTAAGCCAAGAATTACTAAGGCTGGTAAGAAGATGGCTTCGCTAACACTTGCGGACAGCTCTAGAAATCTGCACTCGGTAACGGTCTTTCCAACGGCCTTTCCAAAGGCTTATATGAAGGTTCAAGAGGGGTCTGCCTACAGCTTCTCTTTTGGAAAAACAAAAGACGGAACAATAATTATGGAGGATGTAAATGATATATAACTCATTAGACATTATGGCAAAAGATATCCACAGCACTGCAGTGGAAAAAGGATTTTGGCCAGACAAAGTAGACGATATCTTTATTACTAAACAGCTTATGATGATTGTGTCAGAAACGGTAGAGGTAATGGAAGCTATTCGTAAAGATAAGGGAAAGCAAGAAGTTGCTGATGAGATGGCAGACATCATAATCAGAACGCTTGACTTATACCAAGGATTGGTGGATAATGGATATGTCGACCAAGAGCTACAGCTAGCTCTAAACAACAAGACTAGTTTTAATAAGTCACGACCAGAAAGACATGGAGTAAAGTTTTAATGACAACTATAGAAGAAGCTTTTGCACTTTTAGATCCAAAGATTAGAAAAAGAATTGGTTCTGGAGTAGGTGTTAAAACAGAATTACAACCTACCCCAAGCGTTGGACTTAACAGAGCACTGGGTGGTGGCTTTCCATATGGTAGACAGGTTCTTCTTTGGGGAAGCAAGTCTAGTGCAAAGTCTTCGCTATGCTTGCAAACAATTGCTTTGGCACAGAAAGAAGGAAAGCTTTGTGCTTGGGTAGATGCAGAGATGTCCTATGATGAAGATTGGGCAAAAAAGCTTGGGGTGGACACATCTAAACTAATATATTCCGAAGCTAGAAGCATAAACGATATGGTAGACGTTGGTGTTGCACTTCTTCATGCTGGTGTAGACATTATTGTTATTGATAGCATTAGCTCTCTCCTTCCAGCCGTATACTTTGAAAAAGATTCTGATGAGCTAAAGGCTTTAGACCAGACCAAACAAATTGGTGCAGAGTCTAAAGACCTAAAGCATGCTTGGCTGATGCTAAACTACGCCAACAATCGTGAAAAGCCAGCTTTGATAATTGCAATTTCTCAAGCTAGGAACAACATCCAGGCTATGTACACTCAGTCCGTTCCCACAGGAGGTTTGACCACTCAATTTATGTCCTCTACAATAGTCAAGCTGTTTTCTTCTAGCTCAGATTCTAAGGCTATCAAAGGAAAGATCAAGGTTGGGGATAAGCTAATTGAGCAAAAGCTGGGTAGGAGAGTCCTCTGGGAAGTCCAGAACTCTAAGACCTCTGCCCCAGGAGATGCTGGGGAATATGACTTCTACTTCAGAGGCGATACAATCGGTATAGACGCCATTGGGGACCTAGTGGACACTGCAGAGCTTTTAGGGATTGTAGAGCGTTCTGGGGCCTGGTACATCCTCCCAGACGGGTCTAAGGTCCAGGGTAGGGATGGATTTGTCAATAAGGTAAAAGAAGACAAAGACCTAGAGACATCAATTAGAAGTAAGCTTAATGTCTAAATATATAGTTATTAACGGTATTTTTAAATGCCACACCTGCAAAGAAGAAGTAACGTCTTTGCGATGCTACGGAGAAGAC